TGCTAAACCATTTGTTTTCGGGTAATATTGCCCAAACCCGACCCGTGGGTAGTAACGGGGCAAATCCTTGGAGTAATCCATGTCTGAAGTAGCGATAAGTGAAACGCAGAAAAGACTTGAGGCCACAACGGTCACAAGCGAAAATTTAGCTGAATTCCAAGCTGAAAAGCTAGGTTTAGCTGACAAGCCGCCCCGCGAGGCTATTGAAACAATAGAGCCGCAGGATGATGACAGTCAGAGTGAACCAGCCAGTGACGAGCAGCAAACAACAGAGGAAAAAAGACGACCTAAGATTGAACGGCGGTTTGAGGCAGTAACCAAAGCTCGTGACGAAGCAAAGCAAGAAGCAATGCGGGAGCGCGAAGCCAGGGTAAGCCTTGAGCAGCGGTTAGCGGAAATGGAACGGCAGCAAGCGCCAAAGGGCGAAGCCGAACCAGACCCAAGCCAGTTTACCGATATGTTTGAATATGCCAAGGCATTGACAGACTTTAAGGTTGACCAGCGACTGGGGGAAGAAAAGCAGAAAGCGGTACAGGCAAAGGTGCAGGCCGAGAAAGAGCAGGTGTTAAACACCTGGTCAGAACGGGTCACACAAGCCAAGGCAAGTATCCCAAACTTTGAGCAAGTGGTAAAAAGCGCAGACATGACAGTGATCAATGAAGTGCGCGATTCCATCTTTGAGTCAGATGTTGGGCCACAGCTGCTGTATCACCTTGCTGATAATCCCGAATTCGTTGAAAAGCTGCAAGGGATGACGCCAGCCGCACAGCTGAGACAGATTGGGAAGTTAGAGGCTATGTTTGAAAAACAAGACTCAAAGCCTGTTGTGCAAAGAAGTAGAGCAAGCGCACCGATCAACCCTATTCGGTCAGCCGCCAACGGGCGTGATGTTGCATTAACTGCTGATGGGCAGTTTCATGGCAGCTATCAAGCTTGGAAAGCAGGTAGACTTAATGGGCAAATTCGATAACCATTTTTTTAGGATTTATCATGGCAAATAATTTGCTTACCATCAGCATGATCACCAACGAAGCGTTGATGGTCTTGGAAAACGAGTTGACTTTTACGAGCCAAGTCGAACGTAACTATGACGATCAATTCGCTGTAACAGGCGCAAAGATTGGCGCAACATTGAATGTTCGCCGCCCTGGTCGCTTTGTCGGAACCAGTGGGCCAGCGTTGAACGTGGAAGACTTTAACGAGACTTCTGTTCCCGTTACCCTGTCCACACAGTTCCACGTTGATACCCAATTTACCACGCAAGATCTAGCGCTGTCACTTGACCGCTTCAGTGATCGAGTGCTTAAACCAGCCGTTGCCGCTATTGCCAACAAGATTGACCGTGATGGTCTGGTGATGGCTAAAAACAACACTGCCAACATTGTTGGCACTGCTGGCACCGTCCCCACCAGCTTGCTCACCTACCTGACCGCTGGCGCATACCTGGACTCTGAGGGCGCACCACGCGATGGACGCCGGGCCTGCATTGTTGAACCGTTCACTGGTGCAACCATTGTGGACTCGCTCAAAGGTCTGTTCGTGCCAAGCAACACCATTGCCAAGCAATACGAGCGCGGCATGATGGGCAAGGACTCGGCAGGCATGATGTGGAAGATGGATCAGAACGTTGTTAGTCAAACCTTTGGCTCCTACTCAACTGCTACTTTGGCTTGCGCTACCACCACGGCAACGGGCTTTTTGACCAGCGGTTGGGCATCAACGTCCACCATTGCTCTGACCGCCACCACTGCCACCGCTGGCCTCAAGCAAGGCGACACCATCACCATTGCAAACATCTTTGCAGCCAACCCACAGAATCGCGCAGCTTACGGCTCTAACCGTCTGCGTAGTTTTGTTGTCCAGGCTGATGTGACGGTTGCAACCTCTGGCACTACCTCAGTCATCGTCAGCCCTGCTGTGATTACTGCTGGTCAATTCCAGAATGTGGTTGTCAACAGCACCAGCGCAACCGCAGTGGTGACCCCGTTCAACAACACTGGCACCGTTAGCCCACAGAACATTGTGATGCACAAAAATGCCTTCACGATGGCCTGCGCTGACTTGGAGTTGCCTGATGGGGTTCACTTTGCAGGCCGTGCAGCTGACAAGGAACTGGGCCTGTCCATGCGTGTTGTGCGTCAGTACACCATTAACAACGATTCAATCCCAACCCGTGTAGACGTTCTCTACGGCTGGGCACCGCTGTACCCCGAGCTTGCTTGCCGGGTTGCCGCTTAATACCTACCACTAAGGAGTAACTATCATGGCAAATCCAGGCGCAGCAACAACTACCACCGTCCATCCGCAAGTTTTGTCTAGCAACCAGGCCATCCGCTTGATTGCTTACGCAACCAGCGTTTCCATCAATGCCACAGGCGATGCGGTAATTACCTTGCCCGTCATCAATACCACCAGCTACAACATCACCAATGTCATCATCACTGATGCCAACAAAGATGTGTCTGCTGGTGCTTTGGCAATATGGACAGGCGCAGGCGGCACGGGTACTGAAATCGTAACCAACGCAGCACTGACTAGCAACACCAGTTCAGCCTACGTCACCAAATCCACGGTGGTAGCAGCTACTGGCACGGCAAGCCTTTCTGCTCAGACGTTCTATGTCCGAGTGGGAACTGCTGTCTCTAGTGGCACGGTTAGCGTTTTTGTGTACGGTACTGATTTCACAGCGTTCTAAACTGTCGGTTTTCAGTAAAATAAAAGGGGACTGTTCGCAAGGGCGGTTCCCTTTTTCACTCAAAAATCATGGCTACAACATCTATATCCCCCACGCCTAAACTGCAATTCTTTGATCTGAACGGCGCACCGTTGGCTGGTGGGCTGCTGTACACCTACGAGGCTGGTTCAACCACACCACTAGCCACCTACACCGATTCCACTGGCCTAATTGCTAACACTAACCCCATCGTCCTGGACAGCCGTGGCGAGGCCAATGTGTGGCTTGGCGCAGCCATCTACAAGTTCGCCCTGTACACCAGCGTAGGCGTGTTGATCTGGACAGTAGACAATATCAACGGCGGCACATTTTCTGTCAATGCTGTTGGTGATGGCACAACATTGGCCTTTGCGGTAGTCAACGGTTTTACCGCCATCTACATCAACGGCGTGTATCAAAACCGCAACACATACGTTGTTACCAACGGCACGGTGACTTTTACCCAAGCACCGCCTTACACATCAATTATTGAAGTTGTTTACAACTAGGAAGTAATAATGTCTCTTACAAAAGTTTCCTATTCAATGATTAAGGGTGCGCCAGCCAATGTTATGGACTTTGGCGCTGTTGGTGATGGCGTTGCAAATGACACAGCGGCTATTGTTGCGGCACTTGCGGCTGCGGATGCAATTTACTTTCCACCTGGCACATACCTTGTAAGTGGAAACATCAACATTCAGGCTAAAACATTAAATGGTTTTAGCTGGAGAGACACTATTATCAAGTTGGCGGGTAGTAACACCAACACACCAGTCTTTATTAACTCTGCAAATTCTAGTTCACCGTGGGGTTCTGGCGGTGGGTGTGTACTTGACAACTTGAGCATCCGAGGCAATTGGGACGGCACAACAGTTAACCCAATTAGCATTAATGATTTTAACAATCTTGGCTCTGTTGTTCGTTGGTATGCTGGTGCTTATGTAAACGTATCAAATTGCAGAATTAGTGATGGTTTTGGTCACGGTTTAGCTTTTGAACGTCTTGGCTATTCATACTTTCAATTTAACGAAGTTACAACGCATAAATATGATGGTATTCATTTAACTGCGCCTAGTTTTTCCGATGCTATTACAGCGACTTATGTTAGCAATAACAGTGTTCATTCTTGTGTTGGAATTGCTTGCGTTTATGTTCAAAATGCGTTGACAGCAATAGTTACGCAGAACGTGTTTGAAGATGCTCTAAATGGTTTTTATGTTGCTGGTAACGACAATCGTGGCGTTTCGTTTTGCTTTAACGACATTGAAGCAATGAGTGGTCATGGGGTTCGCATAGAAGGTTCTGGAACTTATTTTGAAGTATCAAATAATTTTCTTGGTGTAACCAATCCAATTTTTATTGCAAATTCTCCAGAATTTAGAACTGGTAATTTTACAAACAACACGTTTTCAAATCTTGATTACGTTACGTCTATGCCTGTAATTGGCTCTGGCGCAACAGTTGACACAAGACTGAATTTCTTTGGCCTTGCAACAAATGGCGCTGCAACGGGAATTATTGGCTTTCGCAGTCAGAACTTATTTAGCGCCGACCCTGAAGTTGAATTGACAGGCATCCATTACGGCACTATTAATCAAAGGGGTGGTCAGTTTTTTGTCGGCACAGTAGACCCAGCAACAGGAGTTATGGGCAGACGTTTTTGGGTTGACCACGTTGGCGATACATACCCAAATGCTGACAATACGCAATCACTTGGTAAAGCAACCAATCGTTGGTCAGTTGTCTATGCGGGTACTGGTGCAATCAATACTTCAGACAAAAATCAAAAGCAAGACATTCGTGAATTAGAAGTTGCTGAAAAAGCTGCCGCAATTGAAATGAAGGGTCTGCTCAAAGCATACCGATTCAAAAATGCTGTTGCAGCAAAGGGTGACAATGCTCGCATCCACTTTGGTGCGATTGCTCAAGATGTTGCAGGAGTTCTTGCAAATAATGGTCTTAACCCAGATCATTATGGTATGTTTTGCTCTGATACATGGTACGTTGATGCTGATGGTAAAACTTATCCGTCAGAAGTTGATACCGAGGGCGCACCAATTGACGGGCTAACACCAGTCACACAACTTGGTTTGCGCTATGACGAATTGTTAGCTTTTATTATTCAAGGACTTTAAAATGGCTGATTCAAAAATTAGTGCTTTACCAGCATCAACAACCCCGCTTGCAGGCACTGAAGTATTGCCTGTTGTTCAGAGCAGTACAACTAAACAAGTTTCCGTAACCAACTTGACGGCTGGACGATCTGTAAGTGCTACGAATTTCATTCCATCTGGTTCGGCTGTTCCAACAAATGGTGTCTATTTACCCGCAGCTAATTCTGTTGGAGTAGCGACAAATAGTGCTGTCAGAACAACAGTAGATGCTAATGGTAATTTTTTAGTAAATACTGCAAGCGCATACGGAAGTGGAGCAACACCACACTTTTTTATTACAGCAGCTACGGCAGGAACTTATGTTGCTATTGTGCAGAACACCAACGCAACCCCAGGCTGTTTGGCTCTTGATTTATCTGCTGACCCTAATAATTCTTCAGACACTTTTATTGCAACAATACAAAATAGATTTGCTGTTCGTTCAAATGGCGGTATTGTTAACTATGCGGCAAACAATGTCATTCTTTCTGACCGCAGACAAAAGACAAATTTTGCACCCGCAAAATCATACCTTGATGTAATCTGCGCTATTGCAGTTCAAACTTTTAATTACATTGACCAAAATCTTGAAACAGATGCAGGGCTGACTTTAGGTGTAACTGCTCAAGATGTTCAAGCTGTTGCACCTGAGTTTGTATCTGAGAGTAATTGGGGCACAAAAGAAGAACCCAAGATGCGTTTAGAAATCTATCAAACAGACTTGCAATATGCGCTGATGAAGTGCATCCAAGAACAACAAGCGTTAATAGAATCATTGACAGTTCGATTGACAGCGCTAGAAAATAGGTAAGAATAATCATGTTAAAAGCAGTCAGAGCATCAATTTCAAGCGGGGTATTTAACTTTATTGTCAGACGATCAAAAGTTGTTCCTTTATCAAGTCAAACCCCAACACAAAATGTTCTTTTGCTTGAAAATGGTGATTTTTTGTTGCAAGAAAATAACGACGAAATTCTTTTAGAATGAACCTTTATAAAGTCGAGGCACGAGCCGCTGAATAACCTTGAAAGACAAACATGACTCAAGAAGCCTTCCAACCACTTGGCCTAACAGTTAACTTTACGGGCGCAACCAGTGCCCCAACAGCTGTACAGCCTGGCCCATCAAATGTGGTCAACACCAACTATCGGTTTGTCAATGTGGGTGCGGTAACTGTGTTTCTGGGCACGGGCACATCATCAGCGCTTGCTGTGACAGAAGCATCAACAACCACGGCTATCCCCCTGGTAGCTGGCGCTGTTGAAATAATGAGTTTTCCTGCGGGAACATTCTTCACAGGCATCACAGCATCCAGCACTGCGGTAATCTACGTTACGCAGGGTCAAGGGCTGTGACAACCCCCCAGGACATCATCAATCGGGCGCTAAAGGACGTTGGCGCTCTAGCTGCGGGGGAAACCCCAGCGGCAGCAGATTCGGCAGATGCGTTCGATATGCTGAACGATATGTGCGCTCAGTGGTCAAACGAAAACATGATGGTTTTTTATAAGACTGAAATCATTTTTCCAACAACGCCCAACCAGGTGCAATACACGATTGGCCCAGGTGGTCAGGTAGGCGCATCGTTCACAGGCTCAATTGCTGCCACCACGTTGACTGTCACTGGCATCACATCAGGCGCTATTGCCATTGGTCAAACACTGTCAGGCACTGGCATTACAGCAGGCACCACCATTGTGGGATTTACAACGGGCGCAGGCGGCAATGTCAACGAGGCAGGCACCTACACTGTCAGCACCAACCAAACAGCGTCTAGCACCACGATAGCAGCCTACTACGAGCGTCCCCTAACAATTGAAAGCGCCTTTGTTCGTATTGCTACGATGCAGGGCGGCAGTTCTGTTGCTGGCGGTTACTTGGATTACCCTGTTGCCATCCTGGGGGCAGAGGAATACCAGAGCATTGGCATTAAACAGCTGAGTGGGCCGTGGGCCAAGGCCATTTACTACCAGCCAAGCGAAGTGCTGGGAACATTGTTTGTCTATCCCAACCCCAGCCAGGGCGAGTTGCATCTGTTTACTCAGACCATCTTTAGGCAGTTCAACGGGTACGCCGACTCCATCCAGCTGCCCCAGGGCTACAACAATGCGTTGCGGTGGTGCCTAGCTGAACGGTTAATGCCAATGTATGGCAAGACCAACCAGACAACCATTGCCATGATTAACGCATTTGCTGCCCAGGCCAAGGCCACAATCAAGCGTACCAATATGCGTCCCCCCCAAGTTTCACGTTATCCTGATGCCCTAATGGTTGGCAAAGCCAAAGACGCTGGGTTTATCATGGATGGCGGTTTTCGTTAAATAGGATTAAATTATGACTACCGTTGCCATCTCTGGTTTGCCCGTTGCCACCGTCATCAACGCCGCCGATATTGTTCCGTTTGTCCAAACTGGCACAACCAAGAGCATAAGCAAGACATTGCTGTTCACTAGCCCGACGATGGTGACGCCTGTGTTGGGTACGGTAACGAGTGGCAACATCAGCGCCTGTACCAGCACCAGCATGGTCATGGTTACGCCTGTATTGGGTACGCCAACAAGCGGCAATCTGTCAAATTGCACCAGCACATCAATGGTCATGGTGACGCCCGTAATCGGTGCAGCCACTGGCACAAGTCTTAGCACCACTGGCAATCAAGTTATATCGGGCACGGGCAAGCAAGGTTACGCCACAGGTGCTGGTGGAACGGTTACCCAAGCCACCAGCAAAGCTACAGGCGTGACGTTGAGCAAATCTACAGGCCAAATCACATTAGACCCTGCGGCATTGGCTGCTTCCACGACTGTGAGTTTTACGCTGACAAATACGGTTATTGAGGCTGGCGACATCCTAATAATGAACCACATCAGTGGCGGCACTGCTGGTTCTTACCTGCTCAATGCTCAGTCTGCGGCTGGTTCAGCAAGCATCAACGTGCGTAACATTTCCTTGGCGTCTTTATCTGAAGCCATTGTGATCGCCTTTGCCGTCATCAAAGCTGTAGCTGCTTGATATGCCAGATTTTGGTTTTGTCGGGACTTCCTACGAAGCCCCATCCATTTATCAAGATGCTCAAGAGTGCATCAATTTCTATGCGGAAATTGACCCTCAAAAGCAGCCTGGAGAGCGTGGCGTTGTAGCGCTGTACCCAACCCCTGGCCTGACCTTGCAAACGCAGCTGGCAGTAGCAGAAGTGCGTGGGCTGCATACCCTGTCAGGCGAGACAATCCTGATTGCTGTGTCAGGCGCCAGTGTTTACTCAGTCAACACCAGCATGGTGGCAACCTTAATCGGTACGCTGTCCAGCAGCACTGGCCCCGTGTCTATCAGTGACAATATCACTACCAACAACGGGTTGACTGCCTACATTGTGGACGGTGCTAACCGCTACACCTGGATTGCAGCCACAAACACTTTTGCAACCCTGTCTAGCGCTGATGGCCCTTGGCAGGGCGCAAACGTCACAGACCAGGTTGACAATTATTTCCTTTATAACGAGCCAGGAACGCAAAACTTTGCGTGTAGCGACCTTGGCCTTGCCTCATCATCTTTGGCGCTCTACGGCACGGTTGATGGCTCTAGTGACCTGTTGGTGAGCCTTATCGTTGACCGCAGGCAGGTTTATCTGTTGGGAGAGCGCACCACCGAAATCTGGACTGACATTGGCAACGTGATAACTGGCATCACTACTTTCCCGTTTCAACGGGTTCAAGGCACCAGCAGCCAGAGTGGTATTGCTGCTAGGTTTTCCCTGGCCCGGTTTGGCAGTAGCTTTGTTTGTGTGGCTAGAGACACTCGGGGCGATGGCACCATTGAGATGATGGAAGGCTACACCTGGTTGCGGATATCTACCCATGCAGTTGAGCAGACCCTCATTAACCAATACATTGCGGATGCCATTGCGTACACCTACCAGATTGAAGGCCATGAGATGTACGTTGTTACATTTCCGACCATCAATTTGACATGGGTTTATGACCTGTCCACCAAAAGTTGGCACAAATGGCTGGCGTTTGCAAATGGCGTCTACAGCCGCCACAGGTCAAATTGCGGTGCGTTTTTCAATAGTCGGTACATTGTTGGGGACTACCAAAACGGCAAGCTCTACAGCATTGAGAATGATGTCTACACTGAAGATGGTGCCACCATTCGCAGATTGCGCCGAGCGCCTCACCTGGTAGCAGATTTCCAACGTCAATACTTTGATGAACTGCAAATCCAATTCCAACCAGGCGTAGGGCTGGGCGTCACACCAGAGCAAACTGCTGATGGCATCATCACTGAATTGGCAAACGTCCCACCAGCTGGGCCAAGCTACCAACTGATTGCTGAGTTTGATTGGGAATATTTGGCAACTGAAAGCGGCGATGAAATCACCACTGAGGCTGGCGATGGTTTTGAATCCTTGGTGACCTTTTCCTACTCTGGGCCTGATACGGCTGGCGCTGAGATTGTCACTGAACAATACCCAGCTACTCCTGGTTACGACCCACAGGCTATGCTGCGCTGGTCATCTGATGGCGGCAGCACCTGGTCAAGTGAGCATTGGACTTCTATTGGAAAAATGGGACAGTACAGCAACCGAGCAATCTGGCGGCGGTTAGGGTTTGGCCGTGACCGAGTGTTTGAGGTCAGTATTTCAGCGCCTGTCAAAGCCGTGATTATTTCAGCTAACTTGAAAGCTACAGTGGGGGATAACTAATGGCAACCGCTATCCCTAACAGCAATATCAACATCCCGTTCTCCAGCTTTTTAGACCCGGTAACGGGCAGGCCAAGCCAAGAGTGGTTGATGTTCTTGATGAACCCCAGTTTTATCAGCGCAAATTTAAGTGCTGCTTTGCCAGTTACCAGCGGCGGTACAGGGCTGACCACAATCCCCACTAACGGACAGTTGCTGATCGGCAATGGCACGGGCTACGCGCTGCACACTCTGACGGCTGGCACTGGCATTACCGTGACCAATGGCGCAGGCACAATTACCGTTACCAACAGTTTGCCAGACTTGACGGTGGTGCTGACGGGCGCAGGAACCACGGTTGTGACAGGGACTTACCCGAGTTTCACAATTACCAGCAACGATGCGTTTGTGGGCACGGTTACATCAGTAAGCTGGACGGGAGGCATTGTGTCGGTAGGTACGCCAACCACCACACCAGCGTTTACCGTTGCAGGAACCAGTGGCGGCATACCGTACTTTTCCAGCGGCACGGCCTGGGCGTCATCTGGGGCATTGACAGCAAGCAGGATAGTGCTGGGTGGAGGTGCTGGCGCTGCGCCTACGGTGCTGGGCAGTTTGGGCACTACTACTACGGTTTTGCATGGCAATGCTGCTGGTGCGCCGACTTTTGGGGCGGTGTCTTTGACTGCGGATGTATCAGGAACTCTGCCAATAGCAAACGGCGGCACAGGTACTTCCACTGCGGGGGTTACCGCCACAATCGTGACTGCTAAACTGACCGCACTTGGCGCAGATGGCAGCATGACTTTTACAAACGGGTTTCTCACAGCGCAGACCCCTGCAACTTAGGGCAGTGAAATGAGCTTGGTCACACAAGTTAGCAAGGAGCAGATTGAACGCCTGCAAAAAGAAATGGCGGCACTGCCACAGCTTGAGTTAATAACTGAACATTCGTTTAGCCCAGGAATGTACCTGCGGAAAGTCTACCGCCCAGCTGGTACTTTGATTGTAGGCAAGGTGCATAAAGAGCCGCACTTCTTTCTTTGCGCTAAAGGTGAAATAATTGCCTGGACAGAAGGCGGCATGAAACACTTGTATGCTGGGGATGTAATTGAAAGCAAACCAGGCACCAAGCGGGTAACCCTGGCAGTGACTGACGCAATCGGGGTCACAATTCACCGCACCGACAAAACAGATTTAGATGATATTGAAGCTGAATTGATTGAACCAGACACAGCAGCATTGTTTGACTCATCAAATAAGCTAAAAATAAAGGAGTTGACATGACTTGGGTAGCATTAGCAATTGGCGGTGGCGCAGTATTGGGCTACATGGGTTCAAAGGGACAAGCCGATGCCGCTACACAAGGGGCGCAGCTGCAATATAGTGCAACGCAAGACGCAGCCCGACAGCAGCGGGAGATGTTTGACATCCTCAATGCCCAACAAGCCCCATATCGTGCGGCTGGTGGTGGTGCGCTGACCAGCTTGCAAAATATGCTGCCGTACTTTACTGAGAAAGCAACTCCCTACAAGATGCCAGCCCCATATCAAATGCAAGCTGAGTATCGACCGTTTACCGCACAAGATTTGAAATCTAACCTAGCGCCAAACTACGAGTTTATGAAGCAGCAAGGTCTGGGGGCGACAGCACAAAGCATGAATCCAGGCGGTGGCGGTAGCAACATTGATCTGGCACGAACAAAGTTTGCAGAAGAATTTGCTGGCAATGCGTACCAAAATGCTTTACAAAATTACATGGGACAACAACAACAAGGATTTAATCAAAAGTTTACGCAAGGGCAACAAGCATTTAACCAAGATTTGAGCGCCCAACAACAATTATTCAATCAAGGCCAATCTGAACGCACCAATATTTACAACAAATTGGCTGGCATGGCAGGCATTGGGCAGACCGCTGCAAACCAAACCGCAACTCTTGGCACCGGGACTGCTACGAATCTTGGAAACATTGCAATTGGCGGGGCAACAGCCCTGGGTGCTGGCAACATTGGTGCTGCAAACGTCATGGCTGGTGGGTATCAAAACATTGGCAATGCTGCTACCTTGGCCTCGATGCTTAGACCGCAGTCAGCAGCGCAGCCAGTAAATTACTCAGGGCAAACATCAGCACCAGAGCCGGGTTACTTTGGTTCTGCAATACGCTTAGGATAAAAAATGGCTGATTTCAACATAACCCCAATTGGCAACACGGTTAAACCCGTGCCTGGAATGTCACTGTCTGACATGATGAACATGGCAACCAGCGCCCAGGCGTACCAGCAACAGCGCCAGCTTAACCCGTTACAGCTGCAAGCCGCCGAGCAGACTGTTGAACAAGCACGGCAAATGAATCCACTGGCATTGCAAGCACAGCAGCAAATTGTTGAACAAGCCTCTAAGGTCAATCCGCAATTATTGAAAAGCGCTATTGCTGCCGCAGGCACTGCCGAAACTGGTCAAGCGTCAGCTAATTTAGATTTTGCCAATAAAAAGGTAAGCGCTGTTGCCAACAGGTTGACGGGCATCATTAACAATCCGTTGATCATTGCTGCTGAACAAAATCCTGAAGCGGTCAATCCACAAGCGTTGTATGGTTTGATAAAAAGCTATGGCATGACCCAAGCTAAAGAAATGGGCATACCAGAAGATCAAGCCAATTCTTTGATTCAACCTTATCTTGCACAGCCACCAGCTGCTATGCGCCAGTTCTTGAAAGACAAGCTGTTAGCAACATTAGACGCTGGTAGCCGCCTTGCTGCCATACAACCCACTGGCGTACCTGTTAGCAGCGGTGCTGGTACAGCAGTTGTTGCCACTGGTGAGTTTGGTGCTGCTCCAAAAGGTACTGCATTGCCAGGCACTACGATTAAAACCGAATTGCCACCAACCCAGCAGCTGATTGCCGTTGAAGGTGATGGCACTAACCTTCCAGCTGGTACACCATACGTCAAAGGCCCACAAGCGGGTACTGTGCCTAGCCCTGTGCCAATGCCGTCACCAGCACCAAGACCAGCTGCGCCTGCTGCTATGGCTCCACCAGCCGTTAAACCGTTTGTCACAGGCCAACCGCCAGGTGAGCCTGAGACATTAAGAGCAAACGCAGCAACAGCAAGCGCAGATTGGGCAACTACATCTGCCGATGCAGGTGTTGCCCAGCAAAGAATTGCAACACTACAGAAAATCAGGCAATTGGCACCTGACGCATTTACAGGGGTTGGTGGCGCACGAAAAGAATTTATAGCAGGATGGGCAAATGCAATTGGCATACCTGCTTATGAGGCAGAAAAAACAACCACTGATGAATTAAGAAAAAATGCTAACTTATTGGCATTGGCAGGCGGCAACACTGATGCTGCACGGGCGTTGGCAGAAATGGCTAATCCCAACACAAAGATGAACGCTCAAGCCATCAAAGAAGTGGTTAACCAGCTGATTGGCATTGAAAGCATGAAAGCTGCAAAAGCAAAATATTTGGGTCAGTATCGAACTCTTCCTGACAATTACATTAAACAACTTGAGCTATTTAATAACATAGCCGATAGCAGACTTTTCCAAGAAATGACTAGAGAAGAAGTAGCCAAGATGAAAGCCTCGCTATCTGAAACAGAACTAGCTGAATTGTCAAGAAAAATTAGGGTAGCCAGAATTATGGGAGTTATAAAATAATGGCAACTCTTGCTGAACTTTGGGACGATACGCCTGCGGCAAAACCGTTACCTGCTGCACCAAAGCTGACGGTTGTTCCTGCTACCCCACCACCACCAGCGCCAGCTGTACAAGCGGCACCACCCCCACAGCCTGCACCAGCACCAGTTCTACAAGCTGCCCCTGCGCCACCGCCTGTTCCTAGACCTGCCCCTGCTCCCGCAGCACCCCCAATGGCAGTTGCTCCTGTGGTTGAGCCTGCACCTGTTCAGATGGCACCAGCACCAGCAACCAAGTCAAAAACTGTTATTCCAAAAATAGAATTTGCCGAGAGGGATGTTGACGCAAAACGCATCCAAGAAACTGAACTGGCACGATTGAGAGAAAAACTTAAAACAGGGCCACAACCGTTAACTGAGGAGCAAAAGCAAGCCAGCGTCTTACGCACTCAGGGCGACATCAATGCTCTTGAAAGAGAATTAAAACAACCTCTGACAAATTTTGCTGTTGCGCCAGCTGCTGCTGCCTCTGCGCCACAAAAAGGTTCTGACGTTGGTTCTTTGGGCGATTTGTTTGAAACAACAATCCCAGCAAATCAACCTGGCTCAGTGGTGCAAAAGCCTGTGGCAAAACCCACTGCATTTGCTGGCACCAGGGGCGACACAGGCATTGGTGGTGGCGATGGCCCGATTGCCCAGGCTGCGCTAAAGCACTTAAAGAACTTTGGAGCCGCAACAGCATCATTGGCTGACACAACCATTGGCGGCATCATTCCTGGCATTGCTGGTTTGGCAACTTATGCTGGTGCAAGAGCATTACAAAAATCACCAAAAGAAGCAGCAGCACTAAGAGCAAATGTTACTGGAGCATTAGGCGAGCCGTTTGGCAAACTATCTGGAGTAACTGAATCCCCAGCATATAAAGGTGAAGCTAGCCGCCAAATTATGGATTTTATTGGCGCAAACATTGGCAAAGGTGCTAAATGGATTGCGGATAAAACTGGGGCAGCAGAATCAGATATTAGTGCTTTGATAGAAACAGGCATGATAGGCGCTGCACCGCTGGCTGGCAAGGTAGTCAAACCTGTGGCTGGGGCTGTGGGAGAAGCCTTGTATGCAGCCACCGAGCCATTGGTCAGGGACAAGACCGTGCTTGCACAGCGCCCCAAGATTGAGCCTACCTTGCCACCCCAGCCGCTAGACGTTAACCTGCGCCCGGTTGAGGTGACGGTGCCTGGGCAAATGTCTGGAAAGATGCTGGCAGAGACTCAAGCGGCGTTTGCCAAGCGCCAAGAGGCTGCGGCTGCTGCCAAGGCTGCTATGCCACCACCAGCTGCTACAACAGCGTTTGACATACTTGGTGGCGACAGAACCCCTGCTGGGCCTGCTGTGACCTTGCCTGCTGGCGCTGCGCCTGGTGCTGGTGTTACACCTGGTAGTGTGGGGGCTGCTGGCGTCCCAACCATAACAACAATTCAGCAAGCGCTTTCGGGTGCTACACCAGAATTGCAAAATGCAATAAAGGGTATTCCATTTGAGCAAACAAATGTGCCCACGTTTATGCGAGTTATTGAAGCTGACAGCTTGCCAGTGCCAATCCGTTTAACCAAAGGGCAGGCCAACGGTGACATAGTTCAATTGTCCAACGAACAAAATCGGCGTGGTAGAGACCCAGAACTTGCACAACGGTTTAATGAGCAAAACGGTCTATTGATTGAAAACATCAACGAAATCCGTGGCCGTGCTGCGCCTGATGCTTACGGCACAAAAATCATTGAAAACAGTCAAGGCATCATTGATGCTTACAAAACCATTGACACTGCCCGTAATGAAAAAATTACTGCGGCATACAAAGCCCTGGAAGATGCAAACGGCGGTCAGTTTCCAATTGATGGCGTCACGTTAGCAAAAAATGCAGAGACAATGCTTGGCAAAAAGCTAAAGACAGAATTTCTATCACCATCAATTAAGGCCCAGCTTGAACGGTTTAAGTCTGGTGAGCCAATGACGTTTGAAAACTTTGAAGCTATGCGTACCAACCTAGCAGCAGAAATTCGCAAGGCAGAACGATCTGGTGATGGTAATGCTGCAATGGCATCAAGCATTGTGCGCGAGGCGTTAGAGCAGCTGCCATTGACAGGCCAAGCCGCTGGCAAATTAAAACCGTTAGCAGATACTGCACGGGGTTTGGCTAAAGAACGTTTTGATATGCTAAAAAAAGACCCGGCATATAAAGCTGCGGTTGACGATGCTGTAGCAGCTGACAAATATTTGCAAAAGTTTGTTGTCAACGGCGTGAACAAAAACATTGCTACGATGGTCAACCATCTTGGCAAAGACTCGGTAGCGCATCAGCATATGGCGGCAGGCACTATTAACTGGTTAAAAGACAAAGCTGGCATCGTAGATGAAACAGGCAACTTCACGCAAGCAGGATTCAACAAGGCGCTCAAACAGCTTGATGACGTAAAAAACATGGAGCAGATATTCACGCCTGATGCTGCTAGTCAACTTAAAACATTGGGCAATGTTGCCCGGTATACCCAAGCCCAGCCTAGAGGCGCTTTTGTCAACAACTCCAATACACTGGTTGGTGCGTTAGCAGAAAAAGCTAAACAAGGTATTGGTGCTGGCGTTGAAACTGGTTTGAATGTGGTTGTACCAGGCTTGCAGCTTGGCACTACCGTTATGGAAATGAGAGCA